GTTATGTTCCCCCTCTTTGATTTGTCCGATTCTATTGTAGCACGAATTCGATTTGCTGGAAAGAGAAATGAAAATGCGAAGCCACTTTTGCACATAGATTTTACAGCAATTAGATTGCAGCGGATGCTGATGTGCCGCGAGGCAGCGGATATGCTGGGCGCAACTTTCAAATTGACCGCAAACGGTGCCAAAGTGCTTTAAAGCAGAACAAAAAGCCCCCGGAGAACGTTTCACGGCTCTCCGGGGGCTGATTTTACGCGTTATAAAACATAGATACGTCTGTTATTCTCAGATAGAAATGGTGTTGCACAGATTCTTTCGTGCGAAAAATCTATCGTATCATCGCCTGTTCCTCTCCGCTTCTGTACAATTGATGCACAATCATCGAACCTCATTTTACGTTCCTGCGCGTTTATTTAATTCTATGTCGCAATCGTCTATCTTCCGAAAAAAATGTTGATTTTCCATCGACACATCAAAACTACATTTTGAATCTTTCATCCTCGGACCATCGCTCCCATGGACTATTCACTCGCAAAATAAAAAAGAAAATACCCTGTAAAAACCGCCAGCAGGCAGTCTACAGGGTATTCTTCTATGAGCCCTACGTCATCCGCCAGGATATCATCCCAACAAGAACTCAACTTCAGGCTCCATTTTGATTACTTCCTGGCGTTGTTCTCCGCCCTCAGCCGTGCAAACAGTTCGTCTGCCTCAATGGCCTCCTTGGTGAAGGAGTTGTTCTTCCACCAGTTGATAATGGCCACCACAACGGTGATGAGGGTGCTGACCAGCTGCTGGAGCTGCTCGTTGTCGATGGGCAGCGGGCTCTTGTTGAACGAAGCCAGCAGACTGTTCAGCAGTGCCACGATCAGGCAGATGGTTCTTGCCCAGGTCGCGGCGCTTGCGTTGGTGTATTTTTCCATTTTGAGATCCTCCTGTTCAGGCTATGTGGTCTTCCCGCAGCGGCAGTGCCGTCATCCGCTCGTACAGGTTCGTGCCGGTGCCGTTGCCCTTCAGTTCGTGGTACGCCTCGTATACAAGCCCCACGTTGGTCAGCCCTTCCGAGTCAACATACCCTTGCTGGATGTAGTACCGGCAGCTCTGATAGAGTCTGTCGTGGAGCAGAGCCTTCACCGCTTTTTTCAGTGCCTTCTGCTCCTGGATGGTGGCGTAGAACGCCTTTCCCGCCCATCCCAGTGCCGCCGCGATGATCAGGGAGACCACCTCGTTGAAATGGGTCACGATAAAGCTTTCCGTGGGGTTCACGCTCCCTTCACGCTTGTCAGACCCGCTTTTGCAATGATACTCGGGTAATCCTTGTAGACATGGTTCATGTCCACCACGCCGCTCACACCAGCCACCTTGCCCTTGGAGCTGTACTGCCACATACCGTGCTTGCGGGTCGGCCGCTTGTTCCGGTAGTCCGCCAGCCAAAGGTCAAAGTCGTTCAGCTGCCACATGTTCAAGTTGTAGTCGGCAAAGTTCGAGTAGGTGTACAGGATCGCGTACAGCCCCCACTTTTCAATCTCCCTGAGCTCCATTTTGACAAGTTTCGTCAACTCGGCTGCGGGCAGACCTTTCAGACGGGGGTCCTCCACGTCCATAGCAATGGGCAGCTCAAAGCTCTTTCCTTCCAGGCAGGTCTTGAGCAGGTTCAGCTCCTTCTTTGCCATGCATTCCGTTACCGCAACGGTGTAAGCATATACGCCAACTGGCAGTCCCACAGATTTTGCCCCGGCATAGTTCGCTTCAAAGCACGGATCGACGTAGAGCTGCCCGCTCTTGGTGGAAACTGCACGGATCATCACGCCACCTACTTTTCCGCTGGCCTTGACTTTTTTCCAGTCAATGGTTCCCTGCCAGCGGGAAACGTCGATGACATCAAGCATTTCCCTGCTCCTTCAGTTTCTCGGCCAGCTGGATGCACAGCTTTTCGTACTCCTCTTCGGTCAGGCTGTCATTGGCAAAGAAGATATCCAGCTTCTTCTGCATCCTGTCGGTCTTGCCGCGTTCGATCAGGCGTGCACAGGTGTTGTAGAGTTCCATTTTGAGTCCTTTCTGCTCACGTTCTGCATGAGCCATCTTAATGTAAAAAAATCGCTCATCGGCATTCCTTTTCAGTGGGCCAATAAGCGAAACGATACAAATGGGCTGACCCGACTCTTATTCCTCCGGCGTAACCCCCAGCTCCAGCAGCGTCAGCCTATACTCCTGATCCACCATCAGGGTATCGGTGTCGGTCTGGGCACTTTGCAGGGCGGCCAGTGTTTCGGGCAGGGTGTCCACGGCTTTCTGTTTTGCCGCTGCCTTCTGCTGTGCCTCTTTCTGTGCAGCCAGCTCTTCGGCGGTCGGCGGCTGTGGCACTTCCCCGTATTCGTATACCTCATACTCCGCCCCGCATAGCCGGATGCCCCAGTAAGCTTCCCCGGGCTGTGCGTTTTGGTTGTGCGCGTTCACGGCAGCCTCGATCGCGCTGTAATCTGACAGGGTGCCGTCGGTCTCGGTCGGTATCGTGTACCCGGGGCGGATCGTTGCCTCTTCCATTTTGAAATCTCCTTTCCGGGTGCTCAGTTAATATAATTCTGGTCCATGAACCAGAACTTGACCGTTGTCACCAGCGTGTTCAGCGGCAGCACGATGCAGGGGCGCAGACCGTACGAGTCCTCTCTGTGGCGGCCTGCACTGGAGAAACCTCCGTCCGCATAAAACGTATACATATAGTTGCTGTTATGGGTTCGCTTGGAGCGTGTCCAGTATTCTTTATCTGCTTTTCGCTTGTCGGTGGCAGCAGTTGTGTAGTCGAAATAGTCCAGCTTTGCACCCTCCTGCGCCATCAGGCCATCAATGCCCTGCCAGGTATAAACACCCATCTCGACTGCGGAAAGCAAAAAGCACTTTCTCGAAAGGCCGTTTGAGCCGGAGGAAACATTGGCCGAGCTGTAATCCGCCTGCTTCACGTAGGGCAGATGCACGGTCATCAGGCGGTTTGCCACACTGGACTTGATATTTCCGCCCGGGTAGTTGACGCACCAGTTATCCAGTGCCCACCCTTCGTAGCCGTAGATGTAGTTACTGCTATCGATCGCTGTTGAGCCTGCAATGTTTGTTCGCCAGAGCCATGCGCCGTTGGCCGTGCTGTCGTACAAACCGCCGCCCGGAACGCCCTTGTGGACCAGCGTATACCAGTAGGTATTCTTGCCGCTTGGGTCGCTGATGCCAAATTCAGTCCCCAGTGCAAAGGAGCTGATGGGATTGCCGCCGTCATAGAACTTCTTGGCTACGCCGTCCACGCCGATATAACCCTTGTGTACCTGCCTTGCGGTACCGCCCACGCCGGTGTAGATCTTGGAGACCGATTTGGCACTTCCGCCGATTCCGGTATAAATTGCCATGTTCTCGCCTCCTTAAGCGTACACCAGCAGGATAGAGCCGGTTGCAAGGCTGCTTCCCGCACTGGGGTCACTGGTTTGGGATGTGATGGTGCTAACCCCGAGCCAGCTTTTCAGCACATCCTTGGAAACATCTTTGATTTTCGTGCCGTTGTCCGTATAGCCTGCAATATGCGTAAGATTCGACGTGTTAAGGCCGTCGCCCTCATAGCCGACTTGGATTGTTCTGGATGCGTCCTTATAGTCGGTTACGCCGGTTGCTTTTGTAGCGGTGCTTGCATTACCCTCCAGCGAACCAATGAATTTGTTGGCCCTGACATTTGCAAAAGCGCCGCTTCCTCGACCGTCATTAAACCGATACTCATCAATGGTGTTGTCTCGGTATCCCCAGTAGACAGTGTTGTCTTTTGGGGTGCCAACAAAATTCACTTCATTATTTTGCTCGAACGCCAATTTCGAGTGGTTATGCGCACTCGGTGGAAACGTCTCCGGCTTATCCGTCACGGAATTCCAGTCCGTCTTGATGCTCTTAAACTTGTCGCCCACAGCTTTTGCGTCTGCCGGTGCGCCGTCAATGGTCAGGGTCTTATCGGTGTTCACCACCTTCTTGGCCGCTTCCACCAGTTGGCGGGCTTCGTTCTCGCTGGCCTTGGCGTTTCCTTCGCTGGTCTTCGCATTTTTCTCACTTGCCGCCGCCTTCCCTGCGCTTGCTTCAGCTTCCTTGGCCTTGGCAGTGCAGGTGGCTACGCTGGTTCCCATGCTGTCAGCGCTGGCTTTGGCGTTGGTCTCGCTGGTCTTGGCGTTGGCAGCGCTGGTGGCAGCCTCCGTTTCGCTGCTCTTGGCATTGGTCTCGCTGGTCTTCGCGTTGGTCTCCGAGGTCTTGGCCGCATTCTCGCTGGCTTTCGCATTCGTCTCGGATGCCTTTGCGTTGCCCGCACTGGTCTTGGCTGCATCCTCACTGGCTTTGGCGTTGGTTTCGCTGGCCTTTGCCGCACTGGCCGAACCTGCCGCCGCAGAAGCCGAACTTGCCGCAGCGTTCTGGCTTGCCTTGGCTGCATCCTCGCTTGCTTTCGCGTTGGTCTCGCTCACCTTGGCAGCATCCTGGCTTGCCTTTGCCGCATCCCGTGCCGCCTCGGCCTGACGGAGCAGCTCTTTGATGTTGGTGATGCTCTGGTTCACAAAGTCCCGGGTCCACTCCATTGAGCTGGCGATGTATTCACGGACTTCCCGGCCGTAGATCGCCTTCCGGATGCCCGTGATGATCACATCAAAATCCATTGATATTCTCTCAACCTCCTCCATTTTGAGTCCTTACGAACTGCTCAGGTTGCCCAGCAGCTGGTTCAGGAAACTGATGATCGCCTGTGCGATCGTCCATACGCTGTCCATGGCCTGCTTCTGCACCTGCTGTTTGGTCAGCTTCTCGGGGGTCAGACCAAAGGTGAACTGCTTCTCGTTGGGCGCATCCAGCGGCAGCTTCAGCTTGGTGCACACCAGCCACTTGTCGATCTCATGGGGGCTGGAGATGATGTGGGTCTTGATCAGAAATCCCAGTCGGTCGTTGCTTTCCCCGCTGTCCACCCGGTCGTAAGCGGTCAGGGTCATCACAGGCTCGATGTTCTGCTTGTACCCCTTCAGCTCGGTATGTGCTTCTTTGCGCAGGTTGTCGTTGTTCGTGTTACCGTCGATCTGGATGCACTTCTCGATGATGCCGTACTTTGCTTCTGCCGCCTCGTCCCGCACCGTTTCCGAGATCGCGCTCACGGTGGTCGTTTTGAAGATCCACCATCCGCTGGTGGTCGTCTGGGTGCCGTATGCAGTCACACGGGTCACCACGTCGCTGGACATCTGCTCCACATAGCTGAAATCCAGCAGGTTCACGCCATATTCAATGGTCTGTGTCGTGGTGGCATCTGTGTCCACAAGGTAATCGATGTACACCCGCCATACCGCAGTGCCGTTGTCTGCCCGCACGATCCGTGTCCGCAGGTATCCGTCATACTCTTCCAGCAAAAAGGTGTTCAGCAGGCTCCACTGGCTCTCGAACAGGGTTCCCTTGCTGGAGGTGTCGATGGTGCGCCCGGGCTGGATGTTCACCTTTCCGATGCCAAAGGTTCCATAAGGTCCCTGATAGTAGTCCTTCAGGGCCTGCGTTGCAAGGTAGAAGATGCTGTTGGAGGGCACGCTCGACCACTGCTCCAGCTGATTGTCAGTGGTCAGATAGTAGGTTCCGCCGTTCACCTTCGGCACAAATCGCTGGAGATATCCCAGCACGCCCTCGGCATACAGCTTGTAACTCAGGTCAAACAGCTTTTCCGTCTCGGTCACATAACCCAGCCAGATCGGTTTGCCGTCCTCTTCCACCACCAGCCACGTTTTCTCGTACTTCAGGGTGGTGTACACAGGGTTCTTGTAACTGCCGAATGCCGTGTTGATCTGGTATGGAATGGTCGCCTCAAAGCTGCCGAACTCGTTTTTGGCCAGGTTCAGCACCGGGTCTTCGAGGAATCGGTTGGAGACGCTTCCCTCTATCGTGTCGCCCTGGGAATCAAAGATGCACTCCCGGGTGTCCCACTGGAAGCCCAGAGCGCTCGTGCCGTTAAAGGTCTCCGTTTTCTTCGAGATGGTTCCCGCATAAACTCGATATCCGATGGCTCCTCCCTCCTCTCTGCATCCATTTTGAAATCAACTCACAAACTTTCCCGTACTGCCAAGGGAAACGGATTAAACCCCTCAGTCAGCTTCGCAATGACGGTGGGGTTTAGCCCCTTCGCAAGCAACAACCCACCTGAAAGGCTCATAAGTACGCTGGCTGGTAATACAGGTTGAGCGTACCAGCGCCGGCCGCGCTCACTCCCACTTCGTACACGTCGTATCGCAGATCGTTGTCAATCAGGCCGATGTCCGTCTTTCCCATGCTCTCGTCCAGTGTGGAACTATAAAAGGGATCACCCTTCACTGCCGGAAGTCCCAGCTCCTTTGCTTTTTCGTAGGGGTAGGTCTGGCTCTTTGCCAGCGAGATCGCCAACAGGCCGTTCCCGGTCCATTTTGCTTGCAGCAGGCTCGGTTTTTCGCTGGGCGGCATCCGGAAGGTCATGTTCTGGAGTGCCTTGAGGGGAATATCCTTGCAGTAGGGCACGGCCAGATCGGTCTCAAACCCAAAGGTATCCCACACCCAGTCCTCCTGAATGTTGTCGTACAGGAACTTGAACGGGTAAAGGCTGTAGGCAAAGGTCACGACGCTGTGTCCGTTCTTCTGCTTGATGCCCCCGTTCACCCAGACGCGCCCCAGATAAAAGAACGCCGGGTCATCCTCCAGCCGCACCCGGGTCTGTGCCGGGATCGAGTTGCTCTTTGCCAGCGCTCTGGAAAGGTACTCCAGCGCTCCGGTTCCCACAGGGGTCGAAAGATTCTGCCCCCGCCACTCGTCCGTGTCCAGATAGAATTCCCAGCTCCCTTCCCGGGCCTTGAACACCGGGTAACCCGTCAGGCTCTTGGAAAGGTAGGTGGTTCCGTCTCGTCCGGGCACGTCCACAGAGAGGATCTTCTCCACCGGGGGAGCCACCACAGGCCGGGAGACCGGGATCATCTTCCAGTCATCCCAGGTGTTCTTGTCACCAATGGTGATGGAATGGTACATGGCTCCTCCTTAACTCAGCATGTCGGCAGGCGGCTGGAAGTCATAGGAGATGGTCAGCGTCACCCGTCCGTCGTTGCCGTTCTTGACGTTGCTGATCCAGCAGCGCCCTTTGTAGCTTCTCGTCTGCGCGGTGGAGAGCACGGTTCCGCCCAGCTCCATCCGCACCTCGCATTCTCTTCCCTGAATGATCCGCATCAGCCGGAAATAGGTGCTTGTCCAGTCACCTTCCCGGCTCGACCAGTCGGGGTAAAGCCGAATGCTCTGTTCCGTCTTGTCGGGGATGCCGCATCGCTCCCGCACATCGTCCATGGCGTGCCGTCCGTAGTCATCCCAGCTGGAATGTGGTACGCCGTCCGCCACATAATAAAAGTCCCAGCTTCCGGTCGAGTTCTGGAACACCCTCTTTCCCAGCGGAGCCTTTTCCGGCGTGCCGTGGTAGGAAGGAAAATCCATCGTCTCGTATTTTTCCTCAAAGGCATTGACATGCAGGGGGTTCAGGGGGACCAGGTTGAAGTCTCTCGTGCTGTATTCCCGGGAAGCCCCTGCATTGTCATATACCTTAAAAATAAGCCCCGCAAATGTGGGGATCTTTGAGGAAAGCGCCGGGTCAGTTGCGCTCCGTCCAATCATCGGTTGTTCCTCCGGTTGATCTTCCCCAGCCCCTCGTCCACGTCGTTAATGATCTCGCCAACCAGTTTCCGGCCGTTCATCTGGACCTTCATGTTGGCCACGGCCCGGGCAATGCTGTCGATGTGCTCTCCAAGTGCCTCCACGCTCGAAATGATGTCGGCGTTGGGGTTTGCCTTCGGGTCAGCCTTGTTGGCCTCTTCCTGCTGGGCCTTGGTCACCTCGGCTCTGCGCACCACGTTGGCGGCAAGGCCTGCGGTGCGCTCTGCATTCAGGGCCACCGTGCCGTTCTGGAACAGGGTGTCATTCAGCCATTCCACTCCATTTTGAACGTCGCTCATGTCCACTACGGGCTGGATGCTGGGTTCATACTCAAAGTCGTCGCTGGCAATGTCGCCCACCCGCTGGGCCAGATCCATCATGGTGGAAAGGGCCGTGTCGCTCACGTCCTGTACGCCCTGCACCACGGAGTCGGTCTCGTCGGTGATGCCCTGCGCCAGACCAAGGCTCAGGTATTCGCCGATGCCCGCCATCACGCGGCTGGGGGAATGGATTCCAAAGAAGTCGCAGAATCCGTTCACGATGCTGCTGCCGAAGTCGCAGATGCTGTCCCACACCGTACCCGCCGCGCCGGTAATGCCCTGCCACAGGCCGGAGATCAGGTTTCCGCCCACGTCCACCAGGCCCTTGAAGCCGTTGCTGATCCAGTCCCACAGGTGCGAGAAGGCATTTCCCAGCCAGTCAAAGAACCCGCTGAAGAAATCACCGATCTTGTCCCAGTTGGCGATCAGCAGTCCACCGCCCACAATGGCCGCGCCAATGAGCCAGCCTTCGGGGCCAATGGAGCCCAGCACGCTCATCAGAGTGCTGCCCAGTTCTCCCAGACCGCCCAGTAAGCCGCCGGAGCCGGTGATCATCTCGCCGATGTTGCCAAGGCCGCCCAGTGCTTGCCCCAGCAGTCCCGTGCCGCCCGTGGCAGAGCCCAACAGGCCGCTCATATTGCCCAGGATGCTGCCAAGGTTCTCGGTCACGCCGGTCACCTTGACCACCTGTCCCATCACCTTCAGGGTACCGCCGCCCTGGGCCAGCGCACTGAAGGCTTCGGGCAGTCCCAGCAGAGCGTTCATGCCCTTGCTCATCATCAGGCGGCCGAACTCCGTGCCCATAAAGTCCAGCACGGTGGTAATGCCGCCGGTCACTGCCCCGCCCCAGTCACCGCTCACAAGGGCGGTAATGGTGCCAAAGAGGTCGGTGATCACTTCGGTCACGCCGTCCTTGGTGGCCACGCCAAAGGCTCTGCTGAGCTTCGCGGCCATTTCCGGGGCGCTCTTCTGCACCTGTGCCCAGACGCTGTTGAAGCCCTCCTGAATGGGCCGCCAGTTCTTCGAGATGGAGTAGCCCAGCTGCATCATCATCCGCTTGCCAGAGTCGTCCATCTCGAACGCATCCGCCAGATTCTCCGCAAAGCCCACAAAGCTGTACTGTTCGCTCTGTAAGTCGGCCAGTGCGTCCAGCGCGGTCTCGCTGTTCTTGCCGAACCTCTTCACAGCCTCATCGTACTTCAGCTGCTTGTTCGTCACCTTCTTCAGGCTGTAGCTCATGCTGTCCAGTGCACTGCCCACGCCGATGATGGCGGTCATGGTGCCCTGGGTGGCGGCTTTCCGTGCCTGGGCGCTGTCGGCTCCGTACTGTTCAACGGCAGCTTTGTAAGCGTCCTCCCGGCCCGCAAGGTCACCGTCGCCGTAGAGCTTCGCCAGCATGTTCTGCCGGTTGGTCACCAGCTTCTCCTGCTTTTCCAGGTAGGAGACCTTGCTGTCGTAGGCATCCAGCTGGGCCTGATTCAGCTCGTTGATGAGCTTCTGCTGTTCGGTCTGCGCTTCCAGATACTGCTGGTAGGCCGCCTGGGTCTTCTGGCTTGCCTCGCCGAACTCGTTTTTGATGGCGATGTAGTCCTTCTCGGTGGCCAGCAGGATCTCCGCCTGGTTCTTGATCTTCCGGTTGATGTAGTCGATCTTCTTGTTGGACTTCTCGGTCACCTCGGCGCTGTCCTCGTACAGGGCGCTCCACAGCTCGTATTCGTCCTCAGCGGTCTTGGCATCGGTCTCGTACCGCTCCTGAATGACCTTCAGGATGCTGTCCTGCTTGCTTCTCTGAAGCTCTGCAAGGGTCTTCTGTTCGCTCAGCAGGGTGCCGTAAGCGTCCTTCGTCTTACTGTTGTTCGCGCCCACCTCGGCCAGCAGGGTGTCGTACTGCTCTTTCGCAATGGCTACCCGGTCGGTCTGGAGCTCGATCTCCTTCGTCAGGCTCTCGGTCTTTTTGGTGATGAGCCCTTCCACCGTGGCCGTGTCACCGCCCGTCACTTCCCACAGCGCGTATTCGCCGGTGGCGTTGGACATCTCGGTCTTGTTGGCCTTCAGCCGGTCGGAGAATGCACTTGCCAGCGTATCCGCCAGTGACTTGCCGGTCTTGGAGGCTTTGGACTTGGTGGTGCAGCCGCCCACTCCGTCCAGTGCATCATCCACGGCGTTCTGGTACCAACTGCTCAGGATGCCGTATGGGTTCTTCAGATTCTTCTGCGCATCCGCATTTCCCTGTTTTGCGCCTGCAATCTCGGCCTTCGTTGCGTTCCGGCTGCTGCCTGCTCTCTTCATGCCTGTCTTTCCGGGGATCACAATGGTATCGTCCATGGCATCGCTGAAATCGTTCATCGCGCCGGACAGCCCATTTTGATACAGCAGATTGCCGGGATGCAGACTGCTCTGCTTGAATGCGTCATAAAGTTCCGGCATTTTATTCTGAACGGTAAGGATGGTCTCGTCCATGGCCTGAATTACACCGTCTTTCATTACCAGTGCACCAGAATAACTCGCCTGTCGCAGTTCGTCCTGCTTCGTCTTGTCGCCAATGCCCAGGATCGCGCCCTCAATGATGTTCTCCGCATCGCTGGCCGCAACGTCGCTGGGCGAATGGATGCCCCAGAAGGTGGTGAAGACATTCCGGATGGAGGTCGCCGCGTGCAGCATGTTGGTCTTGGCCTGTGCCAGTGCACTAGGGTCTGCAATGCCCTGTGCCAGTCCCAACGTGACATATTGGCCGATCTGCGCCATGACCTTGGACGGAGAATGGGTGTCGAAGGCCGTTTTGCTGGTATCGATTACAGCATTTGCAACTTCTTCGGAAGCGTCCGTCGCGTCTTTCTTGCCTTCGAGCTGGCCTTTTGCCACGCCTTCGCTTGCGTTTTTGCCAACGCCTGTGAACAGCTGGTAAAATCCGGCTGTCACGGAATTGCCATTCTTCAGTTCATCCAGAATATCTGCGAAAGGCAGTACAAAAGTCTGGGCCGAAACACCTTTGTCCTGTCCGCCCCAGTTTTTCGGATCAAGCGGATTGTGGTTTCCAGCCCATGTTGTAAACTTTGCCCATAGATCATTTAGTGCAGGCTCGATCTTTTCCCAGACATACGCTGTCAGGCTGACCACCGTATCAATAACGGTCGTTCCCAACACATACAATGCCTGGCCGATTGCCGGAGCTGCCAGAATGATTGCATCGCAGAGGGCCTTGATGATCTTCGCAATGGAGGTCACCAGACTGCTGGCAACCTCACCCAATCCCTCAAAAATGCCGGCAATGAACTCAACCAGCATCCATGCCACGGCCTTAATGCCGTTCAAAAATACCTGAAAGTTCAGGCTATTCAGCAAACTCAGGCTGGATGCCAGATTACCGATGAACATGGATGCCGAATTCAGTGCCAGCAGTGCACCAAGGCTCAGTGCCAGCGCGCTCAGAGAAAGGCTCAGTGCTACGATTACCGGAGTCACAGGAGCCAGGATCACTGCCGCACCGCCCATCACAGCAAACGCACCGATGAGTGTCAACAGCCCTTTGCCGATGGTCTCCCAGCTCAGATTGCCCAGACCCTGCAATGCAGGAACCAGCAGATTCACTGCCGCAGCCATCATGGTCAGGCTGATTGCGCTGCCGATGGTACCTTTCGACAGATTCAGTGCTACTACAAATGCTGCAAGGCCGCCCGCCACCGCAGTAAGCCCACGGCCAATGGATTCCCAGTCCATTTCACCGAATTTTGCAACGGCATCCTGAAGGATCTCCATGGATGCAGCCATCAGTACAAAGCCGGTGCCCTTCCCAATGCCGAATTTCGTGCCATTCATCAACTTGGCAGCAACCACCAGCTCGGCGCACAGTGCTCCCACTCCGGCAATCCCCTTAGCAAGTGCTGTCACGCTCAGGCCACCTAAGGCTTTTACACTGGATGTCAGGATACGGATGCCTGCCGCAAAAGCGATCATGCCCGCAGCACCCTTGGTGAACCGTCCTCCATCTCTTGAGAGAATGACTGCAACTAATGTCAGCTCTGCCATCACGCCGCCAAGTGCCACCACACTGCCGAGCAGCTTGTCGGAATCAATGGACGAAATAACTTTCAGTGCACCCGAGAGCACCAGCACCGCAGCTGAGACAGCCACCATACCACCGGCCAAAACAATCAGCTTCAGGCTTTGAACGTTCTTCGTCAGGTGGGCCATAACGGCCATCACGCCCAGCAGTTCGCCGAATGTGACCGTCAGTATGCCAATGGCCGCACCAAGTCGATCTGCTTTCACCATGGAGAGCACGGCCAGTGAACCGGCCATCAATGCCACAGCCTTTGCAATCGTCATCAGGGTGTCTGCCTTCTTGGCTGATTTCCACGCATCGATTGCTTCGCCCAGAGATTCGATGCAGTCTTTGATACCGCCGACCACGTCCTTTGCACTGGAGCCGATGGACTTGATGCTTTCAAAGAACCCCTTGATGGAGACCAACATACTGGCTCCCACGCCGCCCAGAATAAACTGATTCAGTTTCTCTGGGTCAAATTCGTTGAATGCTTCTTTCGCACCCTGCGCAAACTGCATAAAGATCTTGTCCGCAACAGATCCAAAAGAATAAAGCACCGGGGCAGCTGCATCCACAAAATTGGTCACCCAAGTACCAATGGTATCCAGCGGGTGAAGCCCTTTCGTGATCTCCGAAGTAAATTCACCGGCAGCCGATGCCGCATCCAACAGAATATCAGCCAAAGGCTTTGTCAGGTTCAGAACCCGTGCCACACCAGAAATGATGCCTTCCAGAATATCTTTCCCGACCCGCAAAACAGAGAATACGCCCTCTGCGGTTGTCTTGATCTTCTTGGCCGTATCATCACTGATGATAAGTTTCTTTGTGATGCTGTCTAGCCATTGTGCAAAGCTCTTGATCTCCTCGCCTGTCTTTGGCGGGAAAATATCTTGAAATGCCTCATGGATGGGCTTCACTATGGCACTCACTGCATCCATCAGGTTCCACAGGCTCTGCATCAGATGCTCTCGTCCCGAGGGTTCCCTGATCTGTTTCGAGTATCCTTCCAGATCAAGCGTTCCATTTTGAACCTTTTGATTCAGTTCTTCAAATGCGCTCGCCTGTTTCTCAATTTCTTCCCGCTCAAGCCCTCGCGCCTTCAATTCGGCATCGCTCAGGGTCAGCATCTTCTCTGCACTTGCCTGTGCTTCATCCAGGCCTTTTTTCAAAAGATCTGCACTGATGCCTCCCTGTTTGATGGCTTCGCTAAAACTACCTGCATCGGAGATCTGCTTTTCAGTGATCGCGCCGGAAGCCAGTGCCACCTGCTCCATGGTATACGCGTACACGTCTGCCTGATCGCCCAGCTCATTTTCAAGCAGTTTATTCCATCCGCTGTTCAGTCCGTCCTTCAGCCGTTCGTTCAGCGCTTCGATGGGCGGCACAAAAATGTCGTACAGCCGGTTCGCCAGCTCCGTCCATGTGTCGGTGGCCTCTTCCTTGTTGCCAAAGATCGTCTCGAACACGCCCATCCATTTTGAACTGACAGCGTCTTTCGTTGAGTCGATGGCCTGTGCGAAGCTGGTGGCCTGCTGGGCGGCGAGAGCGGCGCGTTCTGCCAGCTCTCCGTACTGTCCTTTCAGCTGTTCCAGCGCCTCCGAGCTGGTCATGCCCGGGTTCTTCTGGGTCAGCTCATAGGCCGCCTCCATCATGGAAGCATACTTTGCGAAGGTCTTTTCCATGACCTCAGTGTTGGCCCACTTCTTCTGCAGGCTTGACTCAAAGCTGGCGATGGTCACTTCGCCTTCTTTGATGACACCCAGCTCCACTGCTGTGTCAATGAGCTCCTGCTTCAGGGCCTTGGTGGCCGTACCCATCAGGTTCAGGCTCTTCCAGTCCTGAAGCTGCAAATGTCCGGCGCTGTAGCTCTGGGTCAGGTTCCGGATGGTGCTCTGGAACGCAAAGCCCGTCTTGCCCGCGTCTGCGGTGGCGTTGGCAATGCCCATGATCATGGGGATCATCTTGTCGATGTTGCCGCCCGCAGCCGTCATCTGGGAAAGAGCGCTGGTCATCTCGCTGAAGCTGTAGCTGGTCTCGTCGGAGTACCACATCAGCTTGTTCAGGTAACCGTTCACCTGATCGATGCTCTTACCCGTGGCGTTCATGATGGTCTGAACGTTGGAGGTCTTTTCGGTGTACTTGTCCCAGCCGCTGGCCACCTGATCGATGGACAGGCTCTTGACCAGCTTCTCGCCTGCGTCCACAAATTTGTTGGTGATGTTCACCAGCGCCGTTGTGGCCACGATGTTCAGGCTCGAGAACTTGGATTCCAGCCGGTCAAGGCTCGTCTGCATGGTGGCAAAGTCCACGTCCTTCGCGGCTGCGTCCAGCTTCTCAAAGCCCTTTTCCGCTCCCTTGAACTGGAGCTTCTCCATCAGCCGGTCAATGGTCGAGATGGTCTGTTTGGTATTTTTCTCAAAATTTGCGTTGTCAAACCGCATTTCAACAACACGGCTGTCTACTTCCTGGCTCATTCTGTCCTCACCTCGCCCCATGCCCGTGCTGCGATCCGCTCAAAAATGGGCCGCATCGCAGGGTTGATATAATCCACGCCCTCTACGTATCCTCCGTTTCGTGTGCCGTGTCCGTATTGCAGGATCACCGCAATGGGCACACCGTCCACGATGTTGGAGTTTCTCCATGTAATGGCGATGCTCTCTTTTCCCTTTGTCACCGTGTAGCCCCAGCTTGCTGCCGTCTTTCCTGTGTCCTTCGGGGTCGCCTTCGCAAGGGCCTCCACGCCCTCCTGTCCGTATCGGTCAAGCAGCTCATCAAGGCTCAGGTTCGAGCATCGCTTCAAAAATCTCCGGCTCTTCTTCCAGTCGCCCTTCTGGCGAAATACGATTACCTTCGGCATCTTACCCTCTCGTCTTCAGCCGGGCCTTTCTCTGCTCGTTCAGCATCCGCTGCTGGGCCATCCGGTCGCCCTTGCTCATCTTCTTCGCCGGTGCCTTGCTCTCCTGGCAGACCCGGATCAGGGTCAATAATCGGTTCAAATGCCACTTCTCGCACTCTTTCGGAATGCCAAAGCTGAACATCTGGCAGTACAGCACCTCGGCCGTGGTCTCAGTCCCGCTTTTCCGGGGTGGACGTTTTGGCCGGGGCTTTCCTGCGGTTTTTCGTTCGTTGGGTCTCGGCTCCCCGCTGAACCATGTTGCGGTCATGGGAGCTTCCATATATTCGTTAATGGAACGGTACTGTTCCCGGGTCAGTCTGGCGTACACTTCGGGGTCTACCCCCTTGGTCACCGTCATGCAGCGGATGTAGTCCAGCCACTGCTCCACGGTCAGCTTGTCCAGATTGCTCAGGAACGGGATGTTCCAGTTGCTTTCCCAATGAGCCAGGGAGAGCAGTGAATGTTCCAGCTTCAGGACCACGGCAGGTGTGTAGACAAATTCCTCTGTCTTTTCGTTCCACCGCTGTTGTCCCGGTATCGTAAGCGTCATCATTTGCTTTCTCTCCCTGGTATGTGTTCATTGAGGTGCCCTTCTCAGAGCACGCTCCATTTTGAATGTTCTTCTAAGCAGGCCTCAGCCCTTCGTTTCAGTCGGGAGAGCCTCCACGGCGCTTGCGGTTGCCACCATCAGGCCGGGCTGGGTACTCACAGGGGCGGCCTTCTTGGTCTCCTCCTTCATGTCCTCCGGCAGGATGCCCTCAAAGAATGCGGCCGCTGCCTCGCCGTTGGAGGCCAGCTTGTAGTACAGGTCGCTGTAGGCCTGGGTGGACATAAAGTCCGCCAGCACCGCATCGTTCTTGATGAACTTCCGGCCGTCCGGGCTCAGCACGCCGTAGCTCTTGCAGATGATCTGCTTGAACAGCTTGGCAAGCTCCAGCTGGCTCTGAGCGGCAGTGATGCGGTTGATCATCTGCACAAGGCCGCCCTCGGTGGTCAGCTCCATCTCCATGATCTCGGCACGGGTCAGATTGAAGTAATAATCTTCCGTCCGCTCGGTACCGCCAAAGTCCACGGTGGTCATCGTCTTTTTCAGCATTTTTCTTCTCCTTTATCGTGTTCATTGATTCTTGGCTTCTTACACCTGGCCCTCGCTGTCGGTGATCAGCTTGATCAGCTCGTCGGGGGTGGGCAGGGTTGCCTCGGCAGCCTCGGTGCCATAGAGCTTATCCTGAATGGCCTTCACGGTGGCAGGCTTCAGCTTGGAGCAGTCGATCTCCATGTGGCTGGTGGGGCGGTGGCCGGTCACGCTCACGGGGGAGGTGGTGCACTCCCAGCTGAAGGTGATGGCATCAGGGTTGTCGTTGATGGTGGCGTAGCTCTTCTCGCTGGGGGAAGCGGTGCTGTTCCACGCAATGTGGATCTTCTGGCCCACCTCGTCGTCAACGTCGTTGCCCACGGTGGTCACCCAGCTGAAACCAAAGCCCTGGCGCTTCTGCTGGCCGATGGAAACACCCGTTGCAACCTGTGCGGAACCGTCGCAGGGCTCCCACTCGGTGGGGTAGGTGTAGGCTTCGATGGTGTAGCCGTACTCCTCGGCAGAGCGCAGAGAAGCATACTTGATGTCGTCGGCGTAGAGCTTGGTCTCCTCAGCGCCGGAGGGGCTCTCGGTCACGGCGGTCAGGCCATTCCAGGCCACGCCCTTGTCGTAAGCGCCGGTGTTGTTCATGGGATACAGGACACCCATCTTGGTGCCCATCTCGTAAAACTTTTCGCCGACAGCGTCCCAAATCAGTCTGGACATATAGTTCCTCCTTAGATGTAGATCGTAAAAACGGTGTGGTATAATCCGTCCGAAACAAAAGAGCGGTCGTAGGTGCATTTTGGCAACACACTTACGGCCGCTTTGATCTTGCTGTCAGGGTCTTTGTCCATCACGGTCACCGTGTAGAACGGATGCTGGATGTACACCCTGTTGTTTGCATGGTTGTTCCGGATCCTGCTTTCGCTGTACACGATGCAGGGATACTGGAGCTGGAATCCCGCTTTCGGCTGAAAATAGAGGTGGATCGACTTTCCGTTCTCCTTCAGCACTTCGCGCAGGAGCGTGTCAACCTTCAGCCGTGCTTCCATTCCAGAGCCCCCCCAAAGTCAGGATCAGGCGCGGGTATTGCACCTTCACGCCGGTCACCTGCCATTTCTGTCCCATGAACACCGCATACCGGAGATCGTAGAGATGGGCGTTTGCAAACGGGTCCGCCAGAACGCTCAACTGGTTTCCAACCGTGATGTCGGGGTTCACCTTGTCCCCCATCTGCATCTGCCGTCCAAACTCCAGCACGTCCCCATAATAGGTGCGTTCCGTCATCTTCTCGGTAAATACGCTGGGGGCGGTCTCCTCCACCTCATCTGCAAATCCCAGCTTCCCGCAGTATCTCATCTCTTCTCACTCCATTTTGATTTGTTGCGGCTAACCTCGAAACCTGAAAAGATCAGGCCTCGTCCGCAGCCATGGTGCAGGTGGTGGGGGTGGTGCCGTCGGTCACAACCACACCGGCAGCCATCATGGCCACAGGCAGGTAGGTCTTGTCGGCAGCCATCACGATCAGACGGCCCAGCTTAAAGGCCTTCTCCACGTCAGCCTTCTTGGCCTGAACCTTGTGGGCCTCGTCCTCGTACAGCTTCTTGTCGGTGTGCAGGTAGGCAACGTAGTTTGCCACGTGCAGGTCATAACCGGTCTCGTAGATGGTGTTCAGCATAGTTCTATCCTTTCTCTTTAAGCAGCCCACTCAACAGCCATGGCGCTGAACGGGGTGGTCAGAGCACCGGAGCAGCGGGTCTCGATCAGGTACTTCTGGGCGTTGAAGTCGATGTCGAAGTCATCGAACATGGAAACAGCGCCGCCCTTGTCTGCGCCCACGGTGTAGTCGGCCAGGTTCACGATCAGGCAGACCAGGTCACCGCCCTTGGCACCCTTGCGGCCCTCCATCTCGGGGATGGTCGCAATGTTCTTCACACGCAGCTTGCGGGCCAGAGCAGCCTCGTCAGCATACAGCGGGTGACCGATGCCGTCCTCCAGCAGGAGCATCTCGGTCAGAGCGTCCTCGGTGGTGAACAGGGTGGGGGTGCCAGAGCCGCGGTACTCCTTGCGGCTGCGCAGGATCTGCTTGATCAGGGCCTTGTACTTGTCCTCCACGGTGGTCAGGCCGGTGGTCTTGCACTGGACCTTGATGGTAAACAGGTCGCTGTCGTTGAACACAGGGCGGATGCAGTTCTCATCGATCTTGTCCTCAGAAGCAGCCAGACGGCCGTCGCCCAGCAGGTAAGCCAGAGCCAGCTCACGGTTCAGCTTCAGGCGCATCTCCTGCTTCAGCCATACCACAACGTCAAAGCTGGTAATGTCGATCACGTCGTCGCGGTCCAGCTTCTGCTTCTTGTACACGGTGGTGGGGCTGGTGGAGCGGCGCAGCAGGCCAAAGACCTCTTCCTTCTTGAAGTTGCCCTTGAAGTAACCCTTGGCGCGGGCATCCTCCTCGGTCAGGTCAGCAAACATGCTCTTGAACCGGCTGAAGGGAATGTGGTGCACAGCGCCCATGACCACGCTCACCCAGTCGTCGGGCTTGTCGATGATGCGAGGCGTGGTGTCCACCAGGTGATCCTCGGGGAACAGGTAGTCGATGTTGTCGATGCTGTGGGCCAGCTCGTCACTGTCCATGCCGGCATCCTCAAAGGCGGCCTTCATGGTGCCATGGCTCTTTGCGGTCTTGACCACGTTGTTGATTTCTTCGATGCTGTGCTTCAGCACAGTTGCGTTGGTATCCTTGTCGAAAACATTCTGCTTCACGGTATCGTCCTCCTCACCGTCATCGTTGTCGTCCTCTTCACTGGCCGCAACAGAGCCAATGATCGCGTATACGACATTTTTCTGCTTCTCCGTCAGGGTGTTGAACACATCCTCAACGGTCTCTTCTTTGTTCATGTTCTTTTCGTCCGCCATTTTGGCTTCCTCCTGTGTTGCTTTGTCGTCGGTCACGGCATCGCCGCTGTCCGCACTGTGTGTAAGGTCTTCCAGCGGGTTGCCCTCGGGGTCCATGCCGTGGGTAAGGCTCAGGCCGTCCTCGTTATAGATAAAGGCCTCGCCGCCCTCGTAGTCCTCATCGGCACTGTGCTTTACCACCTCGTCGATCAGGGCACCCGGGTTGCATCCAGCCAGCACTAGGCTCACTTCCCGGATAAAGCCGTGCTTCACGGTGCTGCCCACCTTCTTCAGGCCGTTGGCAAAAATGGAAAAGGCGCTCAGGTCGCCGCTCTCCACGCACTGTCTTGCGGTCTTGCCGGTGTCGGTGTCGTTGAATTTGGCATAGCAGTACACGCCGCCGGGCCGGTTCTCCAGCAGGCAGTGGCCGATCACGTTGTCCACGTTGGTGTGGTCGTGGTTGTACACCATGGGCACAACCTTGCCGCTGCACTCCTTAAAGGCATCCTGCGCGATCACCAGCCCGTCATAGCACCGGACGTTCGCTTTCGTCGCCCAGCCGCTGCAATCGTAGTCAAAATTAACCATTTTGATTTGCAATACTCCTCTCTACGGCATCCCGCCCTGCCGTGATTGTTTTGTTCTGCGCCGCAATTTCCTCACTGCTCTGGCTGATGTTTGCATTCCGCAGTTCATCCGCCTTGGGGTCCTTGCTGGGTTTCATGCCAATGGCCTGCCGGAACTCGTTGGAGGTCATGATTTCGTTGCGGGTAAACTTGTCGGCCATTTCGGCAACGGCGGAAACAGGGGTCAGCTTGAACGGGTCACGGAAGTACATCACGGATTCCCGGTTCGCCCGGTCGTCCTCGGTCAGGAACTTCCGCCGGATCTCGTCCACGGCAGCCGCCACAATGGGTTCGATGGTGCGGTTCTCGTAGTTGGTCATCACAGCATCGGAAGCAGTACCATTCATGATCTCCGGGGTGATACCCAACTGGCTGTATGCCATGTTGGTCAGGTATTCCACGGTCTTCAGAAGGTTGTTTTCGAGGCTGCGGTTCAGCTGCGTGATATGCTCCGTGCCATCGGTGTAGGCAATGCCGTATTTGGAACCGGCGAGCTGCTGTTCGATCTGTGCCCGCCGTTCTTCGGCCTGTTTCTTCCTGGTCTCGCCCTTCACAACGTAGGGCAGCTGGATGATCAGGTCGAGCTTGCCGCTGCCCACCTGCTCGTCGATCACGTCCATCAGGTTCAGCTTCCGGATCAGGCGCTGCACCGTGCCGTTGGGCTCGTTCATCACGGCATAGAACGGGTTCTCCACCAGGGCCACCTGTGTCTTCGGCAGGGTGATCTCCTCTTTCCGTCCGGTCCGGTCGTTGTACACTTCCAGCCGCACGTCGTCCGGGTACCATTCCAGTACCCTTCCCACCCGCATGGATTCGATCCGGGTCTTACCGGTCTTCCCGTCGTAGTCCACGTCAATTGGCACCAGCGCAATGCATCCCTCGTCCAGCATGGAAAGGAACATGTCATATCGCAGTGCCCGGCCCGTCTGATCCTTGTTGCCGGAAAGGTTCAGGCAAGAATTAAGGCCCGAATCAACGGTTTCGTCGTAGCGTCCGTTTTCATCGAGCCTTACATGATTGATGGTAATTGCCGCAGCGTCCATTGCAATGCGGGTGTTGATGGCCGTCATGATCGTCCGGTCATTGCTTCGGTTCAGCCTTACCCGGTCGGGGCGGTAGCTGTATCCTTCGCCGCTTCTTCCGGGGGGATCACGGTTCAAAAACGCATTCCAGGCGTGTCTTAGTCTGGAGCCAAAGGTTTGTGATGTCATTTTGATTCCCTCCGGCTTACACTTCTGTGTATTGAGCGTACATACGGCCTCTCGTTTCGTTCTTATACGCTTTTTCCGCCGCCATATTTGTGATCGCCCTTGCTACGGCATGTTTGGCCGCATTTTTAGCAGCCGAACTAACTTTACCTCCAGTCAGATAGTCATAGACATATACGCTTGCTACCGCTCTTGAAACAGCCTTTCCTCGTGCAATTCGCTTCTTTTCTCTCTCCACAGCGGTCTTTTTATCCATTCCCTTGGAATAATCCTTTTCGATTCGGTTTGCGCCTTTAACGCCATAGTCCATTCGATACATCGTTTTTTGATAACTTGTAAGCTTACGATCAGGGTCGCCATATTTTTTCTTTCCCGCCGCAGTTAAAGTACCATCAGGGTTCTGGTAACGCCGTACACCCCACTTCATGCCCTTGATGCCATGATGATACAGCTCATCTTTATAAACTTGCATTTTTTCCTCCTTACGCACCATGTGCCTTCATTGTTGCGGTCAGTGCGCATCCAACAACAGCGTTCTTAAACGCCCCAGATTCAACAATACTCTTACCGAGCTTCATCGCGTTAGAACCATTATTATAAAGCGTTGTAACAGTCCCAAGCGCCGTGGCAGTTGCTCCGGCAATTTTAATGGCTTTCTGTAGTTTGCTGGGAGAAGCAGTAAGCCGTTCATACTGTTGCTCTTTCTGCAATCGATTGATTCGAGCATTCAGTTCACTGTCACTCATTTCACGGACACTTTTCTTTGTATGTGCTCGTGTATAGTCCTCGTGATCTTGACTATAGTGTTTCTTTCCTTCAGAAGTAAGCGTACCATCCTTGTTCTGGTATCGTCGCACGCCCCATTTCATGCCCTTGATGCCCCAATGATAAAGTTCATCTCTGTATACCATAATGTTCACCTCCTCACAAACAAAAAAACGCACCAGCAATTAAGCTGATGCGTTCAGATGTACCGTATTACGGAATGATGTCTAAAATAGATTCGCACATCGTTCCTATCTCATTCGGAAAATAATTGTCATCTAACCCCCGATATTCCAGTTCATCGCCGACTCGTTCTTCGATTTCAGCCCACTCATCGGAAAAATCATCGATTTTGGTATAATCGTAATCAAGCCCCAGACTTTTCAAAAAATCGATCTGTTTCTCGGTAAGCATCATGGATCACCTCTTAGTGTATTTTCGGATTGCATCATGCCCGGTTTTCCAGACAGTCGTGACACAGCCATTTTCGGGGTTCACGTTTACCGTAGCGTGCTGACCAATAAACCGTTGACTAGGCTGTCCCTTCTCATTATACCGCACCTTTATTGTATCAGAGTTTAGCGGCTTTTGCAACGCATCCAGCAATCCTTCCAGAGTCACCTGTCTGGTAGGGTCTTGGGTACGGTCCAGTGCATGAATCGATAGACCTTTCACAAGGACACCATTTGACGTATAAAACGGTTTTCTGAATTTTCGAGCAGCTCTCGCTTCGATTGAATACCGGTCATGTGCGAGTTGCTCTTTTGTCCGCCGGACTCCCCATTTCATACCTTTAATGCCATAGTGATAAAGCTCATCTGGATTTCTCCATCTCCAGATGTTGGTATATTCGTGCATTCTGCGTTCCTTTCACAAAATTTGTTGCAAACAACTGCTTCCTGCGGTATGATAGACTTACAAAATATGAGGAGGCTTCCTGCTATGGCCAACTACGAGCTGTTTCCCACTCAGAATCTGAACTGCGAAGTGACAACCAGCGATGTTTCTTTTGATTTGGGCGATACATCCCGCTTTCGGAAGATTGATTTTCCGGAGCAGGCTGGCATTACAGCAAACACCCTTCTACAGCTGGTTCCTGCGCAGCTTGCGGCTGACACGGCATCCAGTCTGTATGTTATCCGTTTTCCGAAGGGCATTCAGGGGACTTTAATGAACCTCCATCAGGGCGGTCAGTCCACCACAATGATAGACGCAGCAGGCAGTTTTGCCGGAAGTGCATCTCTGTATAAGGTCAATCCCGCAGCAGTTGCCGCCTTCCAGATGTTCAGTGTAGCATCTTTTGCAACCGGCCAGTATTTTCTTGCAGATATCAGCTCCAAGCTGACAGAGGTCAACCGGAAGCTGGACGACCTTCTGGCATTCCTTCAGGCATCCAAGCGTACTGAGCTGCTGTCGGAGCTTACCTTCGTAAAATATGCGCTCGCAAATTACGCAACTATCATGCTCAGTGAACCGCAGCGCATAGCTACGATTGGGAATCTTCAGCGAGCAAAAATCAAAGCGGTTGCGGACATAGAATTTTACACAGAGCAGCTGGAGAGTTCTGCTGCTGCAAAGTCCAACGAAAATCAAGCAAAAACTGTATTGCAGAACAAACAAGGAATTGATCTCGCCTCGCAGCTTTACGCCATCAGCACGATCATGGAAGCGTATTATTCGCAAAACTGGAACCAATCCTATCTTGCAAATATCAGCGCGGATGCAAAGCCTCTGTTTGCACTGACGCAGAACCGCATGATCAGTGCCATAACAAAATTCTCCGACAGGATCAGCAAGGACCTTGAAAGTAAGAAAAAGGGCCTGCTGAAAGGCGATGTATCACAGAGCGAACATAAAGTTCTGAAACTGTACGACACCCTGAATTCGCAATCGGAGACTCCGCTTCTTGCGTTTATTGAAGAAGCACTGGACAAGCCCTCCGAGCCATCTGAACTCTACCTCCGTTCTGACGGAAGTGTTTATCAAAAGATCTAAAAACAAGAAACCGCCAGAGTACTACGTTCTGTTCCGTAATACGCTGGTGATTTTGTTTTACTCAAACGCATCCCGGTTCTGTTTCCACGCCACGTAAGCGTCCATCATGGCTGCCACTGCATCGATCTTCTGATCCTGCCGCTGTTTGTAGAGCTTCCGGTTGCCATTGGTGTCCACCAGCGTAATGCAGTTGCCCATGGCAAATTGCATCAGCTGTTCGTCAAACAGCAGCTTCCGCTGTTCGCTCAGCTTTTTCAGCTCACCCAGCGGCACGCTTTCGGTCTTTGCGCCCTGGATCACTTTCACAACGCCAAAGGTGCTGTTTTCATCGCCCCAGCGCTTCACGAACTCCTGTGCGTTGTAGGGGTCGTAGCCAAACGCCCGTACGTCATACTCGTTCTCCATAATAAAGTTGTCCAGGTCATCGTATACCTGCATCATGTCCAGGACAGTGCCGTCAAACACGAACAGGGTCCCTTCCCGCATAAACTCCTCATACTGCTGCCGTCTCGAAGCCGGAAGCTGGCTGAGGGTGTAGGATGTGATGTAGTCCCGCGTCTTGACCCCAAAATATCCGTTGGACAGCGGAAACAGGAAGGTAAAGGCGCAGAAGTCGTCGCCCATGGAAAGGTCCGCGCCCATGGCACAGGGCATCTGCCAGAAGCTTCTCTTCCTGTGGCACAGGGTCTCCTCGTAGGGGAAGAAATAGGTGTATCCCTCCATGGGCAGGTTGAAGCGCTTGGCCAGAATATCGTTTCGGGCGCTGGGGGATTTCTCCGCACGCTCCACGTCCAACTGGTAGGTCTCGTAGCTCACGGTCTTGCCCAGGTTCGGGTTGGCCTTCAGCCACATCTCCGGCTGGCCCACTTCCTCAATGGAGTCCAGCTTGTAGTACCAGATGGATACGTGCGGGTTGACATACTCCCCTTTCAGGATGCTCATCAACTCCATTTTGATGTCATCGCCGCAGCCGTTGCGCACCGTGCCCTCGGAAGAAGCCGCCACGATGAGATAATTCTCGTTCTTGGCTGCGCCCTGTTCAATGGCACCAATGGGGTCTTCCCGGATGTCGCAGGAGAGCCACTCGTCCACGGTCGCCACAGTGTCACGCCGTCCTTGCAGCTTCTCAATGGTCATCGGGCGCACTTCCAGCAGGCTGTTGGTCAAAAAGTTCTCGATGCCCTTCTTGGTGGAAGCCATCTTCACCCGGTCTGCCTTGGAACCGGTGGTGTTTTGCAGGCTGCCCTCGGTCATAAACTGGAACACCGGCCCCTTTGCCCGCGCCAATGCCGTGCGGAAGGGTGCCAGCACCTCCTCGGCCTGTTTCATGGTCGGGGCGGTGGTCAGCTGCTGGGTCGTGGTGGTGTATGCCGTCAGGAAGTAGGCCTGCAAAAACTCCAGATACATGGTCTTCGCAGCCGATCGGGTAATGATGAGGTACTGCTTTGTCACCAGCCGCTTTTTTAGCCGCCGGGTCTCGTAGTGTCCGCCGCCTCCGCGCTCGTTCGGCACAAAGACGCTTCGTTCCACAAAGTAGTACCATCCAAAGATCTCTTCGGCCCATAGCTTGAAACTGTCCAGCAGCTTCACGTCGGTGCCGTCGGTCAGGGTCAGCTCATCCTCGCAAAAAGAGATAAAGCCGTTCACTGCCTTGTCGTCATAGTAGATGCCCGGGTTGGCGATCAGGTCGTCGATCCGCTCCATCTCCATGGCAATTTCCCGGCATACGGGTATTTCGCCACGCATCACGGCCTCCCGAAAACGGCCGTAGTAGATTGGCGTGGCCGTGTTCGATAATGCCATTTTGTTTCCTCGTCTTGCTCCGTTTCACTCATTTAGGCTTTGGGCCGGTAAAAGGGCTTGTCCAGGGTATAAAAGCATCGAATGTCCTCCGGGCATTCACAGGTTCCCTGTCTGGTGCATCCATTGCAGATATCCTGCGTTGCCCTCCCAAACCAGTCTTTCTTCTCCGGTGTCTCCATCCAGTGCTCCACCCATCGTGCTGCTACTGTCCGTCCCATGTGTTGTCGTGCTCCACGTTCAGCCGCCATTCCATCTCGGAGGCGGTATTCTTCAGTGCTTCCATGGTGGTGCTGCTCTGGGGTGGGTCAAAGCCCAGCAGCCGTACCTTCACAGCCACGTAAGCCTTCACGGCTTCCACCTTCACCGGGTCGGCAACAAACTCCGTCCATTCGTTTTCTTTCCCGGAAATGGCGTACCCCTCGCCGGGCCCCACGCCCATCTGCACCAGTGCAAACAGCGCCATGTTGATGTACATGATGATGTCCGCATCAAAGTCGGTGCACTCCTCGGCAATGCCCAGCAGCTTCTTCACACTCGTCAGGATCGAATTCATTTTGATTCCTCCTCGGCATCGCTGTCGTCGCCCATAATGTAACTCATCATGGCGTAGTACCAGTCCTTCTGAGCCCTCGCCAGTAGTTCCAGTTCGGCCAGATGGTGGGGCGCGCCGTCCTTGCCCATGGCCGCTTCTTTCTGTGCAGCAGCTTCAACAATATCGGTCAGCTTCTGGTGATCAATGGTGTCCAGCCCGGATTTCAGAGCACTGTGGTTCTCCACGCTGTCCGGGGTGATCTTCATCCCATCAAACGTGATATCCCTGGCCCGTACTGCCCGCACCTGCTGCCCATCCACATTTGTCGCCAGAGCATCGTCAAAGTCAAAGCCCTTATTCCGCGGCGCAACCGTATAGCCCTGCTGGATTCCGGCTTCCGCAATGCCCACGTTCGCCCAGAGCAGTGCTTCGTCCAGCTTGGTCAGCGCCAGGCTTCTCGCGCGGCTCGGTGCAAGGTGCTGAAGCATCGCCTCCGCCTCTTCCAGCTTCCGCCGCAGCCCCATGGCGTAGTCCTGCTCTCTCCGGTTAAATGCTTTTTTCTGGTACATACTCATTTCCTCCATGGGCAGGTGTCGCCCGGTCTTCTTTCTCCGTCCGGCAGCTTCGGGCCCTTTCCCGTTCCATAATGGATCACCTTGTGCGTTGCCGCCGAAACACAAATGGCGTTCTCCGGATCAAGCAGCTTTTCACACTTGTCAGGATGCTTTCCATCTTGATTTTTCCTTATTTATACTGATACTTAACCCATGGATCATCAGGGAGTACCGACGATTCGTCCAACTTAAATCCGGATTTCTCGGCAATTTTTATAGATCCAGCGTTATCTTTTCTGGCCCACCAGACAATTTGGTCGTATTCGTCTTTATGTGCGTCCAGCCATTTCATGCCTTTTTCGGCTACTTTTGAGCAATAGCCCTTGTTCCGATACTTACTTCCAGCTCTCGTTCCAATAGAGACCGCTACTCCTTTTTCATCGCCAATGATGTCAAAAAAAGAAATAGGCACATCCCCTGATTTTTCAACAAAGCGTTTTACGTATGCATACCCATCCTCGGCTCTTTCCTGATAAACATCCCCATCAAGGTTGAGGAGTTCTTTGTCTTTTCGCGACATTGTTTTTACAATTTCGTTTACAGCATCCATGTTTTTGTTTACATCCATGGCACGCTTCCGCGCTTTCCCCGCACTCGTCAATGTTCCATCCGGGTTCTGGAACCGGCGCACGCCCCACTTTTGGCCCTTGATGCCATGGTGATAAATATAAGCGCTCATTTTTATTTCCTCCATGGGCAGGTGTCGCCCGGCTTCCGTTCACCATCCAGCATATTCTTATTTTGACCGGTGCCGTAATGGATTGCCTTGTGCGTTGCCGCCGAAACACAAATGGCGTTCTCCGGATCAAGCAGCTTCTCGCTGTGCTGGAGAACGTCATTTTTTGTTATGGGGTTTATGTGGTGGATCGAGATCTTCGGTCGGATCGGCCTTCCATCACGCAGCACCCAGTCCGTGATCGGGTGGTCTTTGCACCCCAGGTCGCATCCCATGTCCCGGGCAATGATCCTGTCCCTGAACTGCCGCCACTCTCTCGATTGATAGAAGTCCTGGTTCAGCCATCGGTCAAACCCAAAGGTATCTCTCCCCACTTTCCCGTGCAGCTGTAAATACTCCAGCCTCTCCTCGTATGTTGGCAGCGTGCAAAGTTCCGTGTAGCTTTTCATACAAACAGCCTCGTGCATTCGCAAAGAAACAAAACCAGTCCTAGGATGCTGCAACCCATCAGTGCGCTTGCACTCACCGGATTGTCCGGCCTATTTCCAAGCCATGCCGCTACCAGAAAAATCATTAAATAAAGAAGGATATTAGGTATCAGTATCAACTCATATTCCATCATACTCGTCGTCCTCGCCCAGGCCGTTGTATTTCTTCATAGCAGCAATGACCTTCCCATACATCTCCTCATAGCGCTTTGCATTCTGTAGTGTCTCGGTCTTTGCCCGCAGCAGCTTGTTTTCCTCTTCCAGCTTTGTTTTCTCCAACTCGTTCTTGGAAGTCGCCAGCTTCAGAAAATGGGTCGTCTCAGCGCTGGATGCCGTACCTTCCAGCAGTCGTTTCTCAACCAGCTTCATCGCCAGGTTGATCATATAGTTTTCTTGTGCTTCCGGGGTTCTTGCAGGCCGCGAAGTTGCAGCCGACATTTCGCCCGGAGCAGACTTCTTAGGTTTCAT